CCATGAATTGCTACAGCAGCAATTTGTACCGGCTGTGTAGAATCTGGATATTTACTGGTAGTTTCAAAGTCAAAAACAATGTAATCTTTATAATTCATAATAATCCTTTGTAAGAAAATGGGGGCGACTAAGTGATGGCTTGAATCTGGATTAAACCAAATGACAGACTGAACTTAGTCGCCCACACAAGTTTCATGTATTTTCTTTAATAAATTAACGCCGAGGATATCAAACTTGACAGCACCAATAGCCTCAAGATCACCCATTTCCATCCCCGCGATTTTTTCATTACCACGAGTTTCTTTTACCATAGGACATAGATTATTTAGATCTATAGATGATACAACAACACCTGCGGCATGTTTACCTTGAGTTTTAAATGTGCCCTCAATTCTTAATGCCTGAGCAAAATCTCTAGCAAAATCACCTCTTAATTCGCCATCTTCTTCCCAGCAGTATTCTCTTAGAGAGTCGGCATCATTTTCTAGTGCCCATCGTATAACAGACGGCTCATCCATTTCTTCTAACTTATCAGAAATTGCTGCTTCTTGTGGAATCTTATTTGTGATTTCATTCATTTGATCAAAACCACAACTATCATTTACACGAAGTACTTCTTTCAGTGCTGACCGTCCCTGCAATCTACCAAAAGTCAGCATCTGACATACTCGGTCATGACCATATTTTTCTTTAAGATATGATATGACATTTTCTCGTTGGTCAGGAGGAAAGTCAACATCAATATCTGGTAAAGAACCTTTTCTTGCAGAATTGAAAAATCTTGAAAATAATAAATTATATTCTATTGGATCAATTAATGTAATGCCTATTAAATAGGAAATTAGGCAACCTGCTGCGCTGCCGCGCCCAGGACCAACAAGAACACCTCTTTTTCGGAATTCATTTACATAGTCGGCAACAATTAGGAAATAGCCAGAAAGGTCGGCATCTTCAATAACTTCCAACTCTTGTAATATTCTATCTTTGTAAATCTCTATATCTTCTGAATTCTTTACTTTACCAGAAGGTTTTAGAATATTAGTCCAACCAATGCGACACAATTCTTTAAGTTCTTCTATTTGCGATTGATTATCTGTTTTTACTTGTGGTAGAAGTGGCGCAGATAAGATTGTGTAATTCTCGCACTTCTTGTTAATCTCGTCAACTTTATCAATGTATTGCTTTTGGTATATATCTGTGCTACTCTGGTCAGGTATGAAGTATTGATTAGACCTAAAATATCTAACATATTTGAAGTTGTTTTCTTTTTCAAGATCTTTAGCAACCTTATTTAAAGTAGTTTTCATTTTAGAACACAGTAGAACCCTGTGGTCTTTAGAATCTGCCATTTTGCCATAACAAATATTCGCACCGGCAACTATATTTTTAAATCCAATATCCTTTGAAATTTGTATAATACAATTTGATATAAGTTTTGATGCTACAAAACTATCAGAATCTATTCTATTTATTTCAAGATAATAATCATCACCAAATTTTTCTAGAAACTTTGAAATGTGTACAATGGCGGGTTCCGCATATCTTCTTTTGAGGCATTGACCAGCTATATCATACTCTGAACAAGTATAAATACAGCGATCATCTTCTATCATCTCATTAAAAAGTGCGCTCCCAACATAACCATCAATACAGATAAAGTTATCATCTATGATATCAAATAGTTCTGTTATATTAATTGCCGGATGTTTTTTAAAATTCTCTGCATTATTACAGGTAGAAACTATCTCAAGTAATTTTGTCCAACCCTCTTTATTTTTACATAGTAGTGTAATGGTGGCATTATCTGATGAGATAAGTGGTATTTCACATCCAAGAATTGGTTTAATACCATTATCTTCACATGCCTGAACAAACTTAACAGCACCAGAAACAGATGCAAAATCCGTAAGTCCAGCAGTTGTATATCCTAGTTCTTTACAAATTTCGGCAATTTGTTTTGGTTTTAATGTTGACTGCAAAAGCGAATAATGAGAATGAATTCTAGCGGGGAACCACATTTATTTTACCTTTACAAGTTCATACCAAATTAGGGCACAATTTGCTAAAAAATAAGAAAACCACATCATACAATGTGGATAATCTTTTTGTTTTAAATTTTCAAGAGCAGTTATAAGATAACATAATGATGCAACTAAAATAAACCATACGCTCATTCTCTATCCTCGGCTAATCTCCCACCACCATCACCGTACTTTGCTATCTTACCCACATTGCCATATTCAGCAATAGTTTTGACAATTCCTTCAGATGCTACCATATCCCGGAAGAAATGGCAAGTTGATTTTCCGCTATCTCCCCATTCTTCAGAAAATTTACAAAGATACTTGCATTTCCAATGCGTGTTTTCTGGAGAGAGAAGTCGTGGTCTTTCAACTGATCTTATATATTCAAATTTTTGTCTTAGTATGTTTTCTGCTTTTTCATAATCATCATCATCAAATACCATACTAAATAAACCACCAGATACATCTTGACCATCAATAACAGAATCATTAATGTAATATATGCTTACAAAAAATTCTTTATCTGGATACATATTTCGTAGGGCATAATAATACAATAAGAGTTGAGTGTCCTTTTGTAATTTTTCTGGAGTTTTTACTTCACCAGTCGCCCAATCTATTCTTTTACCAGTTTTGTAATCTAATACCTGAAAATAATTTTCATCTTCTTGTATAATTAAATCTACAGTGCCTTTTATTGACAGATATCCCTCTAGAACTTCTCCATCTACTTCATATCGGTATTTTGCCCAGGGTTTCTTTATCTCAATATCAAAAAATAATTCTGTAGCATGAACATTTTGATTTCTGGGATCTAATTCGCCACCATTGTATTCCAGAGCCTTATTGACCCATTTGATACATGTTCTCAAATCCCCTTTTGTAAGTTCTACATCTGGTTCATGTTGAGCATAATAATCAAAACAGAGTTCTGTTATATATGGTATATCATCACATTTAGCATAAGATAGATTTGGTATATCATCATTGATAACTTTTCCTATCTTATTTTTTTGAGCAAGTTTCTTATCGGCCAATAACTGCAATGCGCGATGCACAACCGTACCAAGAAGTGCTTTCTTATTGGTTTTATCACGCAATGATAGATTGTACTGCAAGAAGTATTTCTGCTCACAGAACTCTAATTGACCTAAAGAAGAACTACGGTGATAACATACCAGCATACTATTCTCCAAAATTATATTTTGGTAACATACCCCAAGCCTGTACTTTCTCAAGTATCGCTTGGTTCTGTTCATCAATAGACATATTTTTATTATCTAATACAAAATCATAATCATCTATATATTTTGCCGCTTGTTCACTTTCATGACCATCTGATGATTCTGAATTTCTAGTAAAGTAAATAACTTTACCACCGGCAGCATGAACCGCATCTATCTCATTCTTAAAACGACAATCGCCAATTAATGCCAGATTTGGATTATCTTGTTTTATTTGATTTATACACAAATCTACCCAAACATTATCTTTAATCTTTCTCATTATATTGGTGCCAAAAACCTGCATAAACTCGCGGGCTGTCATCATTCCTTCGTCATGAAAAGTCAAACGAAGATCTTTAATATTATATGGGGCCAACACTTTATTGTCATGTTCCATATATTCGATATCTTTAGGGGTGATAACCCCTGGTATATTTTCCCATCTAATATCCGTCAGGCTATTTTTCTGCTCGTCGGTTCCATAACATTGCTCTCGTGTTAAACCAAACATTACCATCGCCATTCTTTTTAATGGGTCTGCAAAATTATAACCCTTAATAAATGGCCAGAATGTATTTGAAGCATAATCTGCAAATGCCTGTGTATCCTGAAATACATCAAATACGCCCATAGATTCAAATTCTCTATCATTACCATCAAGATAAACGGCATTGACAACCAGTCTACCATTTTCATCTACAAAAAACCTTTTGATAAAACCACAACCAAGCATTTCATACCCATGCAGGTAATTCAACGATGTGGTTTTACCGGATTGTTTTGCGCCAGCAAATGCTATTATATTTCCCATTAGATATATTTCTCTATTTGTGGAACTATGGTTTGTTGAATTTGATCAATACTTAATTCACCGGGATCTTTTGTATCGTACTTTACTTCAATAAAGTTAAACATTGTTTTATAGGTATTGAAGATTTTTTCCTGCGCATTTCTGCCAGCCTTATCATTATCAAGCATCAAAATGATATTAAGAACAGATGCATTTTCTAATAGAATTGATTGGGGATCGGATAAATTACAACCAAATATACCAACAGTATTGGTGACACCAGCCTCATGCATTCTAAGAACATCGCCCTGGCCCTCAACAAGCACCACGGAATTAGTTCTTCTGATTGTATCAACCGCTCTATTATAACCAAACAAGTGATTACCAGAAGAAAAACCAGAATTAAATTTCCACTTAATTTTTTCTTTAGGATCAATTGTTCTACCGGCTAAACCTACAACAGAGTCATTATTGTTTACATCAAAAATAGGAAATATACTCCTATTATACATTGGCTTATTTGGATTCTTACAAAGACCTATAGAAAATTTATTCAATATATCTTTTGAAAAACCTCGACTGGTAAAATACGGACATGGTATTTCCAGTTCTTTCTGAACCAGCGACCTGTTACATATTTCAGAAGTGACTTCTCTCTTCTGAAAAATTTTAGCGAGTTTATCAAATGATCTATCTTTTAGAACAACATTGTCAAGTGAAATTATAGGTCTAACATAATCCATTACATCTTTGAAGTTAGCTTCTTTATTCATTTTTCTACTCAAAATTCCCTGGATTAAAGCAAAAACATCTGTACCATATGTTTTTTCACATCTGCGAGTGTTACAAAACCAAGCACCATACCAATCAGAATCTTGATCAATACATACATTAAATGCCATAGTATTATCACCGCCATGTACAGGACATGGGCCGGTTAACCTTCCATTTAATTCATATGTATCAACATCCAAACTATCAAGTACCTTCTCCATATTCTGAATCGTCGCTATCTTCACTATCTCCTTCTCGTTCAAATCCTTCATTATTAATTCTTGCCTGTTTTTCAGCATCTCTTTTTGTACCAATCTCTTCTAATTTTGCTAATTCGCCGCGCATATTCATATAAATTCCACCCTTACCAGGACTACCAGGTCCATGTCTGGAAACAATAGGTACTAATCTTCTATTGGCATGTCTTCCAACATTTTCTTCATTAATCTCTTCTTCTGTTCTTGCTTTAAAAATTGAAAACGATGTACATAACCAGATAAGTCTGTCTGATCCAGAAATAGCATCTTCAGTTTCTTTTGTAATACCATCTCTATTTAATTGTACAAATGATAAACACGGTATATCATATTCAACACAAAAATTAACTAATTGTGTAATTTGAAAACCAAGTGCTTGATATTCTGCAATGTTTCCACTTATACTATCGGATGTCATTAGTTTCATATAGTCGTATATAACCAAGCATTCATTCATACGACCTTCATTATTGTACTTAACTTCTTTAAACAGCCATCTTCTTGTAATCCCTAATATTTCATCAAATGGTCTACCAGCAACACTTATGTAATGATATGGTATCTCTTTTAATATTTCTGATGCTTCTTCTATTTTCTTTACTTGTTCTGGATCTTTATTAAATTTACTACTAGCAATATCATTAATTGGTATTCCAGATATATTTGCAAGTAATCTGTTCCAGTGATCTTCCTGACCCATTTCTGTATCAAGGACTAATACCGGAATTCCTCTTTTTGTAATATCTAATGCTACATTGTCAGCTAGGGTGCTTTTACCGGCTTTAGCTCTAGCGCCTATTAGATCTACTGCCCCTCTTCTTAATCCACCACCAATTGCCGTATCAAAAATTGGATATCCAGTACTAATTCCCGGCTCTTTTTCCTGATTGGATATGATAAGCTGTAAGTAATTATCAATGTTTTCCCCAATTAATTTTGTAGAACTATTATCTTCTCTAAGATATTTAAGCGTAATCTTTTGAAGATCTGTTTCTGGTATTGATGTGATTTCATTGATACTTTCATCACCATCTATATCATTAAGTTTTAGGTATATAGATTTTAATTCATTCTGAAGAGATCTTGTTAATTGTAGTTTTCTTAATTTTTGAGCATGTTTTCTTATATTGTCTATATGTATTTCATAGTGCATAAGGTGATTTAGCTGCTTTAGCCTATCACCTTTTTCTAAATATTCGTATAGACTTAATTGCTGTGAGGCTGATATTATTGAACTAAGATCAACATGGTCAGATGTTTCAAATAATTTTATAAGACATTTATAAATGACCTTATTTTCATCTATTGTAAATGTGTCTTCTTCTATTAAGGAAGAAACATCAAGATAAGCATCCTTACCATGCCTGATTAACCCAGCGAGCACGCCCTTTTCTGATGCCGGGTTGTTTAATTTAGTAAGGGCATTTCTGTCCAAGTTTGATGAATTCACAGAAATATGGCTCTCTTTTAAATTGTGGATTTACTGTAATTGTTTTTTGACAATCTTGACAGAAAACTGAAACGTCTTGATGTGGTTTTCTTTTTCTTTCTACTGGCTTAGTATTGTCATTTATCGCATCATAGCCATCTTCTTCATCTGTGTCAAGTCCGGGATCAAATTTATTTATAAACTCTTTTTTAGTACTTTCAGTTTTATTTTTGTTCATTGTAAAATCTGGTTCGGGTTCTGATACACTATGCCCTATAGATACTTTCTCAGCCTCAGTAATTTCTGGCGATATAATATCTTTTAATTTAAACGACGCTGGACCTGGAAATGTAACTTTTTCACCAGTAAGTAGAGTATATGCTTCTTCTACCTCGTTTAAATTACCATTTTCAATACCAGACTTTAGTTTATTAACAGCATCTACAATTCTCATTTGCCTCTCGCTATTTGATTTAGATCATCATGCATTCTTCTTAATGACTGACAATCATCTTGGTGTAATTGGACACAGCTTTGTATTTTTCTCATTAGCTCACGCAGTTTGTATACTACTTTATGTTTCATACATACCATTTGTTCTTTTACTTCATTTTTTGTATACTCCGGAAATTCCATAGTTGCTAAATATTGTGACATACCGTCATTATAGGCATTTTGTATATGTTGTAGTGCGCATTTTTGTCTGTTGCACTCGGAAGATAATTTATTGATATGTCCTGCAATTACATATGCATGATGTAGCACATCTTCCGAAGACATTTCCGCAAGCAATTCTCTGGATATGTTTAATGATTCTACCAACTTTGGATTTGTTTTAATTAAATCCAGATGGTGTTCCATCTCATATTGATTAATTATCTTTTCTATATCTGATAGAATTACCTTATCTTCTTCATTTATAGTAATTCTTTTATCGAAGTTTTCCATGCTTCTTCTTGATTATAGGGCAAAATAATCAAAGTAATGTCGTTTAATTCACACCATTCTTTTTTCTTTTTATCTCTTCTTTTTGACTTTAAAAAATCCGCTTGGGTCTTGTAAAAGAAGGATGAATACTCATAGTGCTGTTGACCATGTACTTCAATTATTGCTAATTTATTTGGTAGAAAAAAATCTGCATATAGCAGACCTGTTGTATTTGTTTTTGAGCCGGGGAGAGTGACTTCCTCATATACTGTTTCATATGGCAGCACTGAGGAAATCAACTCTCTGGCTTTTAAATGAAGTGAAGATTTATGCTTCGTTCTTCGTGATTTATATCTGTGTTTTTTGAAAGATAGAGTGTGTTCTCTACCATCAAATCCAGTTACTTTCACTCTAGAAATACCTTCATTTCTTCTTCTAGTTTTTGCATAACGGATTCATTTTCATCAAGAAACTTATATAAGTTTGCTACACCCTGAAACTTATACTTTTTATCAGTATACTCGGGGTCATGCCTTTCCATGAATGGTAGAGAATACCAAGCACCTGCTTTATCTACAACATCAAAAGATTCTGCCAGTTCAATAATTTCCTGTATTTTATCAATACCTTTATTATACCTAAAATAACTAACAGCCTGTCTACCACTAGCACCAAGCGATGATGTTTGAATATCCCAAGTTATTTTCTGACCAATTTTTTGGCCATCAACAACCCAGTCTTCACTCATCCTTACTTGAACCAATGTATCAGCCTGATACTGTATTTTAACACCACCATCTGCAACAAACTTTTTGCCATAACCACTAGTGTTGGTGATAAGATGTCTTATCATAAAGACCATTGTTTTAGTACGGGGTATAACCTGCCCCATTCTACGCATAAAATCACTAAGGATTTTTGGTAGTCCCGGTCTTCTCTCACCATCAACCATAGTTTCAATATCTCTCTGCGGTATTAAACTGGATATTGAATCTACTACAACAACAGCACCTTTATTATCGGGATGTTGAATAAGTGTTTCAAGTATTGTCAATGCTTCTTCTGCACTGAGGATTTTACCCTCTGGTGCTCTGACCATTTCCATACTTTCAAGATCTAGCCCGTCAATACCTAATAAGTTATATTTCTTAATACGGCCTTCACCATCAAAATAAATAACTTTTCTACCGTCTTTTTGTGCATTTGCACAGATTTGCAAAACAGTACTAGTTTTACCTGTTTTTGGTGCCCCGGTAATAATAGACCAAGACCCTTCTTGTATCCCACCGTTTAGGCTGTGATCTAATGCTGGCGAACAAGATAAGGTCTTTAATTCATTCTTTTCTGCTAAAATATCACTTGCTTTAATAACACACTCGCCCATGTCTTTTCTAAGTTTTTTTAATTGGGCTTCTTTTTCTTTCGACATAATTACCTCTAACGATTATTCTAATTGACTCCATAGGTTTTTCTTACCTAATGGTTTACGAGTTTCCTTAATATCCTCTTTCTTGGATTCTACAAATTCCGTCGTTTTTTCCTCTTCATCAATTTGCTTTTGATATTTTTCAATAATAGGTATCAATTTTTTATTTCTGTATGATAGCACATACTTTGCTTCTGGTGAATCTATCGCCCTGC